TATAATATAATATATATATATATATATATATATATATATATATATATATGGCTACATTAACACAAAAAACAGAATTAGAAATCGCATTAAATAGAATAACAGATACATTAGGTGTAAGTCAAGACAATTTACAAGATATTAATGATTTAGTAGTAACAATTATACGTAGTTCTAATGATCGTGATATAACAATTCGCAAAATAGCATCAAATACTATTGAATCTTTAATTGATGTTGATACAAAAATATTAAATAATATGCAAATTTTATCTACATTAATGGGTAAAATTAATGATGAAGTAAACGAAATATTTGAAAAGTTAAAAATACAATTAGTAAAATTACAATTATTTAGCCTTATAAATTTAGAAAAAGTATTAAAAAATAAAGAAATGAATAAAAATATTAGTAATTTTATAAAAAATATTAATGAAAAATTAAACATTGTTAATAAAATAAACTTAGATAAAATAAAAAATAGTACCACCCCCATACAATCAACTACTGGATATATTTCTTCATATGACTCATATAAAAACAAATATAATAAATATAAATATAAATACTTAGAATCATTATAATTACAGTTAATTTTATAAAAATATTACTAATGTCAAAAAATTTTGTTTTTATACAAAAATCAGCTGAAAAAAGTGCCTGTAAGTGATATAATAACATTTGACTTTTTAAATTATTTTACTAATATTATTATAATAATATTAGTAAAATATCTAATTTATAAGTCGCGGTCATTTATGTTATTTTATTTCATCTCCTGAATCATTAAAAAATATAAGTATTTTTTATTTGATATTCAACTATTTTTATCATATTATTTAGTGCATTTTCAAATCTCTCAATGCGGTGAAAAGTTCATTTAATTGATTATATTATTTTATTATTATATTCTATTCTGGATAAATCAACTTCCGTAATAAAAAAACAATAAATGATTTTTTATTATAAATTTTATTCAAAAATATTTTTTCGTATACAATATAATATATATATATAATATAATATAATATATTATATATATTATAATATATATATATATTATGGATATTTTAAAAGATGATAATTATATTGATTTTATAAATAATATACAATATAATTTAAAACAAATTATAATGGATTTATACGAAACAAAAAATGATTCGAATGATATATCATTAATACTAGTAAATATGAAATTTATTACTGAATTATTTAAAAATAATACAATACCATACTATAGATATAGCAGATTTCCTTCAGACCATAAAGATTTAAGTATGTATGTAGAGAATTACGATGCTTATAAAGTACTAATTACTACTAATTTTAATAATAATAATAAAAATAAAGAAACTGAATTAATATTAATAAAAAATAAACTAGAATCTATGGATATAATACTTAAATATATTATTGGTAATATATTTGAAACTATAAATAAAGAACTAATTAGTGTTAAATATTCTAACCAAAAAAACTTAGATAGTTTTCGACAATTATTAACATTGATTAAAGATACTTCAAAAAAAATTGATAATTTATTATTATCAATAAAAGAAGAAGCCAACGCCAAAGCAGCGCAAGATGCTGAAGCCAAAGTAGCGGACGCGCAAAAAGCGGCTAAAGCTGCTGCTGATAAGGATGCTGCCGATAAGGTTGCTGCTGATAAGGCTGCTGCTGCGGCTGAAGCTGCTGCTGAGGCTAAAGCTGCTGCTGAGGCTAAAGCTGCTGCTGAGGCTAAAGCTGCTGCTGAGGCTAAAGCTGCAGCTGAGGCTAAAGCTGCTGCTGAGGCTAAAGCCGCTGCTGCTGAAAAGGCTGCAATTAAAGCTGCTGCTGAGGCTAAAGCTGCTGCTGAGGCTAAAGCTGCTGCTGAGGCTAAAGCCGCTGCTGAGGCTAAAGCCGCTGCTGCAACTAAAGCTGCTGCTGAGGCTAAAGCTGCTGCTGAGGCTAAAGCCGCTGCTGAGGCTAAAGCTGCTGCTGAGGCTAAAGCCGCTGCTGAGGCTAAAGCTGCTGCTGCTGAAAAGGCTGCTGCTGAAAAGGCTGCTGCTGAAAAAGCCGCTACTGAGGCTAAAGCTGCTGCTGAAAAGGCTGCTGCTGAAAAGGCTGCTGCTGAAAAGGCTGCTGCTGAAAAGGCCGCTGAAGAGGATAAAGCTGCTGAAGAGGCTAAAGCTGCTAAAGAGGCTAAAGAGGCTAAAGAGGCCGTTGATAAAGCTGCTGATGAAGCTGCAGCTAAACCTGCTGCGACTAAGCCTAAACGACCAACCCAGGGAGCACCACAAAATACAGAAAAACGTTCAATTCGACCAAAACTTTTATCACCAGACTCATTAAGTTATAGAGATAAATATATAAAATATAAAAGTAAATATTTAAACTTATTTATATAAGTTGATATTATAGTCAATTAACATTTTATATATTATATATATTCTAATTTATTTTTTTTGAAATTTATAAACTTTTAATTACAGAGATAGTAATAATTTAATATTTAAATATTATATCTCTGTAATTAAAATTTTGTTTATTTATAAATAAATTATTATTTAAATGAGGTGTTATTAATGTGTAATGAGTTTCTGGTGTTATGTACGTATCGACATTTTCATTATCTATTTCTAATAATAATTGGTCTAATAATTCTTGTTTATTTGGTGTATTTGACAAAAATAATATTACGTTATCTAGAGTAGGACAATCTAAATATTTATAATATGTTATATTATCTGAATGAAAATCTTTCATACTACTGAATTGTGTATAAGTGAGATGTATTAGTTTTTTTAAATAATTTCTAGTTTTTAATTCATCATATATATTTATATTATTTAAATAATCCATATAATAATCTATATCAATATTTTCATATAACTGAGGATATTTATTACTTACTAAATCCGTTGCTTTCTCTGATATAAAATTATATAAATCTTGATAACAATCATGAGTAATATTTATTGATTTATTATGAAGTATTAAACCATTATATTTATAATCATAATAACTAATATTTTCTTCTATAATATTAATATTATTTATAAATACTTCTTTATTTTCTTCTGAAAAATTAAATATTGATAAATCAATATACGATTCTTTAATATAATCTTCACTCAAAAATATTTTTCTCATATCACAATCCCATAATTCAGTTAATTGAATATCAGTTAATAATAAAGCTTTGTAAATAATAAAGTTTTTTAAAAATAATAATATTTCTATAAAATTAAAATTAAATTTATCTAATAATAATGTCATGAATTGAAAACTTATTTTAAAATAACGTAATAAAATTAATTTAGTAATATTTATTTTTTTACGTTTATTTACATGCTTAAAAAATATTAATAAATTATCTAAATTTATATTTAGTTTATCGTTAGAATATATCATAATTGTATTATTGGATAAAGAATTATAATGTTCTTTAATAAAAAAATCCAATCCTAAATCTGTACCAATTTCCATTGATGTTGGTAAATGATCATTCCCGAATAAATAAAATATAAAACATATATCCCATATAAATAAAATATTGGATTTATTAGATATTGTTAAATAGTTATTATTTATATTATTAACAATACATTGAGAATTTAAATATTGTATATGACCATTGGAATAATTTTTTAAATATCTACATATATTAATTGATATATCTTTATTATTTAAATTATAAAAAATTTGCTGTATTAAAGCATGATGTATTAAATCAGAGTCAGTTGTATGTATACTATAACTTTCATTTTTATCTGAATTTCTATCAATATGTTGAAAAATTTTCATATCAGATTCCCCGTTTTCACTTGACTTATTTATAATTATTTCAACATTATTATAAAATAAATGTTCCGATAAATATTTTTCTAATTCCAGTATAAAAGGAGACATTGGATATATTGCCTTATCCACAATAAATCTATTTTCTATCCATTTAGAATAATTAAATACATAGTTGGAAGTATTTAAGTCATCTTTCATAATATATTTATTATGCAATGTATTATATAGTTTAACGGACGTTAATTTTAATTTTGATATATATATTTTATGTAATTTTTTTCTCTCAATATTCTCAAAATGATTTTTTATTCTTCTTCTACGTTGTTCAATTATTTTGGATATTGATGGCATTGCATCAAAAAAAATGACTATCGTTTTAATGAAATCTATATAATGTATTTTTTCAATACTTTTTTTAATTAATTCTTCTATATGTGTGTGTATTATAGCATCTAATGAATTAGATACAGTAGTTAAAAAAATATCAATATTACTATAATCAATTAAAAAATTGTTCCAATATTTTTTTTGAAATATACGATTAATATAATTATCCAAAGTAGTGTCATTATTATTATGATTTTTACAATATATTATTTTTAAAATGTCATTAATGTCGTTTTCTATATTTATACAACTTTGGTATATGATAAAATTTATATCGAATAATACATTATGTGATATAAATTTTCTATTGTTATCATCTATTTGAAAATCATCAATACCATTAGTAACGTATTTATTAATAAATGCGCATAATCTACTTATTCCCATTTTATATATATTCATAAAGTTTTATTTATATATAAAACATATATATACATATTTATTAGTATGATTAAAATAAGAAATATCAACAAAGATAAACTTGATTACGTATATGTATTCAATAAGTTAAATACAAGTAATAATATAATAGTATCTTTGTATAATGAATTAATAAGATCTAATATTATTAAAGAATTAACCGCATTAATGATTAGTAAATTACATAATTTAAAAATACCAAATTTTTACAAACTCAAGAAATATAATAAACTAGATGAATTGGTTCATAAATGGTGCTGGGATCAATATCCTAATAAATTATGCAAAGATGTTGTTATTCCATATATCGAAGACAATAATTATAATTATGCTTTTTTTATAGAAGATATTAATTATATTACTGATAATACTATGGTAAATATGGAATATATTAATGATTTAGTTATAAGTGTTTCCATATTCTTAAAAAAAAAATATTTATTATTTTTAAAATTAACGGAATCTCAAATAGATGTAAAATATAATTTAACCGAATATGATGATTATATTGATGTAATAATATATAATAATATAAATGGTTTAAATGCTATTAATAAAGAAATAACATTTATTATTTCCAAAGAATTATTCAATAGACTTCATAATAAACTTAAAAAATTTTCTAAAATAAAAAAAGATTATTATAACATTTACATTTTATGTTTAATATATAGATACTCCTATATAGATTCAAATAATCAACAATTAGCGATTAATTATAATGTTAAAAAAATATTTAAAGAATATGGTGTAAATTTTGAATTATATGGTTCTGCTATTAATGTACTAAATGATTATTATTGTTCATTATTTTATGATATAGAGCAATTTTTTGGTTCTCGGGGTAATTTTTTTGATATTAAACTAACCCATGGGATATATTGGTGTAACCCTCCTTATATAAATGATATAATGACACGTACTGCAGAAAAATTAATTTATTTTCTAGAAAAAAATAAAAATTTAGCGTTTATAATTACTATTCCACTATGGGATAAAAACACACAAGAAAAAAAAATTAATAATATTACCATGGATTATAATAAAAATGAATCTCGTGATTTATTTAAAGATTATCCAATATATTATATACTGAAACCGTATATAAAAATAGAATTAATAATACCAAAAAATACGATTCCTTATTTTAATTATAGATTAAATAAACCAGTATATGCCGTAGACACTTATATGTTATTGGTTTATAAAGAAATAGATAAAATTTATTGTAAATATTTATCGGATTCTTTCAATAAAATATTGCTAAATAAGTATGATTGATTCGTATAGTAGAATATAATAAAATCTATATTATTTTTTATATGGATTTTATTATCGAATTCTTGATTTTAGTAAATAGGTTTTGAATATATATATATATATATATATATATATATATATTATGAGTGATTCGACAAGTGATACGATAAGTAATATCACGAGCGGTAAAACGAGTGATAAAACTAGTGATATGTCAAATGATGACGAGAGTAAATTAGAGTACTATAGTAAAGTAATTGTATCGATATTTACATTTTCATTATTGATTATCGGTGGAAGTGTTTTAATAATGTATATTATCAGAATAGGACCTTTTAAATGATATTGTTTCGTAATTGATAAAAAGCGCAATAAAAACAAACCCCATGATTTATTTAAAGATTATCCGATATATTATATACTAAAACCATATATAAAAATAGAATTAACGATACCGAAAAATACGATCCATTACTGTAAATAAATCTGTATACGCTATAGATTTTTATATATATATAATATTTTTTACAGATTTATAATAATTTATAAAAAATATTATATATATATATATATATGAAACCATGGAAAATTTTTTTAATAGGCTTAGTAGTGGTATGTATAGTATTAGGAATATTAGTGGGATTATATTTTGGTTGTGTATTTAAGGAAACCAAACTAAAATGGTTTAGTAGTGATAGGTGTAATAAATTACCTGAAACACCACCAACGGAAACACCACCAACGGAAACACCACCAACGGAAACACCACCTACAATAGATGCTACACCAGCAATTGATGAAGAACTCGAAAATGAAAAAAAAAAATTAGCAGCCCAAATGAAAATGGACATGGATTCTTTAAAAGATAAACAACCCATCATCGCAACCCCCGTTGAGATTCCCATGGTGAAATCTGGTGATCAATTAATATTGGGTGGTATTGTAATACCAAAACAAACAGTTAACGTATTGGCGCAGGCTGAAACAAAAGGAAAAACATTGGCTGCTGCTCCAGCAAGGAAAGATCGCCCTCTTGTTGGAGATTGTGTTAAATGTTTAAAGGATCAGCAGGAATATATAAATAAAAGATGGAGATATGATACAAATGATTTTTGGTGGTGTGGTGGATGCCCTCGTGCGAAATATCCTTAAAAATAATAATACATCAATCTAATAAAATTAATATTATATTAATTTTTATTTATTATAAATAGCATTCAATTAAAATTTTATACATATTCTGTCAAATTATTTATCATTAGAAAAATTTTTATAAAATTGACAGTATTACTATTTATTAATGTACTGTAATTACATATGATGTTATAAAAAAAATGATATTAATATATATAAATAATATATATATTAGTATTAATATATTAATGACATATGTAGAAAATAGAATGACAGTATTTAAATTACCCATAATAGAAAAAAATATTGAATTAAATGATAAAAATATAATTCTAAATTCTATAACTATTAACGAACCTAAAATAAATTTAGGGTTCCAATTTTTTTTTAATAAAGTAAAAAATTTATATCATAATAATAAACAAAATAGTTTACCTAAAAATTATTATATATTAAATGATTTTGAAACAGATATACCAAATTATGAAGATAATTTAACTAAAGTAACAAAGTTTTATATAAATAATAAGAAAGAAATAACATATAGTCATGATTTTTATATTATGTGGGAAATGTTATTTTTATTTGAATTAGATAAACCAAAATCAATATCTTTATCTATAAATGATTATAATAATGAATTAACAGATGCTTATTATTACCATAAAAAAAAATTTATCGATGACACTGTAACAATATATGGTTATTGTAAAGATAAGATTAAGACACCGAATAATAATTATAAAATTTATTCTAATAATTTTAATGATATATATTCCGATATTAAAACAAATAAAAATTATCCTGATTTAATATTAGTAAATAGCAATTCGCTAAAAGAATATGATATTTTATACGAAGAACAATACAATTATGATATTATATTTGAACAAATTATTTTTGTTTTACAAACACAAAATAAAAACGGTAATGTTGTATTTAAAATTTATGACTCTTATACAATACCAACAATTAAAATGATTTATATATTAAGTAGCTTTTATAAAGATAATTATATATATAAACCTAATTATTCTAAGAAATCAAATTCAGAAAAATATGTAATATGTAAAAATTTTAAATATGACCAAATAAAAGATAATATCATGTTAACAAAATATTCTAATATTTTAAAAAAATGTTTTAGTTGTTTTGATAATAAATTATATGTTAATGATATATTTCTAGATTTAATCATACCAAAAGATTTATTATCCATTATAAAATATATTAACATAAAAATGTCAACACAGCAACAATTACTTCTTAACAAAATTATTAAATTTATAAATAGTGATATTAAATATGGTGATGAATTTCACACCCATAAAGAAAAACAGATTAAAAATACAACATGGTGGGTAAATACATATTTTCCACCTTCTAAAAATCTATATGAAAAAAATAAAGAAAATATAAAATATATTTTTAATACAGCTGTAGAAAGATTTAAATTAGAATATATAACATATATAACTCCGTTTATTTCAAATTAGGATATAAAAAAGTATTAGCTAGTTCGTCACCTAATGTTTTTTCCACATTATGTAAAGTATCTTGTTCAGTATTAATTTTATTAATACCTGATATCATTTTATAAAACATTGAAATATCTTGCTTTTTACAAATTTTTTTTACTAAATATGGATACATGTCATAGAATTCAGGGTATTTTTCTAAAATCATTATTTCTATTTGATGGTCTGTAATTTTTGGGTTAATTGACAATTCATTAACCATATTTACTAATTCATTAACAGTATTAATAATATTATCAGTATTTATCATATTAATATATATATTAATATGATATAATTAATCTTTTAAAGATTTTTATACATACTATTTAGTATTAAATCTATAATTTCTTGTTTACGTAAAGAACTTTTTATTTTTATATGTAAATTTAATTTTTCTGGAAATAATTTAAGATCCTTAATTAATAATTTCGATAATATTTCATTAGTATACATATTATTATTTAACTCTATTATATTATCATATATATCAGTAAACATATATTCATTATCCATATCTAATTCGACATAATCATTTAATATTAATGGTTTATTATTAAGTAACATTATATGTTTTATAATGTCATCAGTAGAATGAAATATTCTTTGATATGTATCGTATTTTATTAATGGATAATAATAATTTTCGATAGTATTTAATATAATTGTTTTTTTTAATGGATCGAAATTATTATTAATTTTTTCATTTATTATAATATTGATATTAATAAGTCTTTCAATGTCTATATATGTAATATCTGCATTACCTACAATTTTATTTAAAATATTATTTTTAAAATTTATTATCGATTGTATTTCTTTAGGATGATTAACTATAATAAAATTTTTATCAAGTAATGTTAATATAGCTGAAAATAAACTTATATTAACATTATTTGAATCAAATAAAGAAATACCAAATAAACAATATTTAATATTATTAATATTCAAATATTTTAGTTGAAATTTTGGTAATATATTATCTTGTATAATATCTATATTTTCATTTTTATATAATGTTTTTTCTATAATATCTAAATCTATACAATTATAAGAGTTCATATAATAATACATATTAATAATGATTTAATTTTAAATAAAAATAAATCATTTTTTTGTTTTACAGTTAATTTTTGTAATATTTATGTAGTTTTTATATTACATTTACGTAAATATCATCATAAATTTTAATATAATTAAATTCTAACATGTGTTTTAAAACTTTATTATATAATTCAGCAGTAAAATATTTTATTTTATGTGATATATTATCCATCAAAACACCGTAAGTTAATGATTTTTTTTTAATTTCATTTTTAATATTAGCCATAATAATTTCACATATATAATCATCTGGATAATCAATTTTATCATTTTTATCTACATAAGAATTATCGCTTAATAAAGATATTAAATTTAATTTAAAATTTAATGCTTTTGATAAAATTAAATAATTATCTACAATTACAACTAAGTTAGATGTTATTAGAGAAGTTATCATAGATTGTATCATTTGTTGTTTATATCCAACAAATATAGATAATTTTAATATATTGTCATTAGTATAATTTTTTAATGTTATAAGCTCCAAAATTAAAAATTGTATAGGTAACATTTTAATATTTTTATTTTTATATTCTATATCAATTACACCATATTGCAAATACCATAATAATTTAGAATCATTATAGTGTATTTTATATTTTTTGATATATTCTATAATATGTTTACCAAGATATGTATTATTTATTTCATTGCATGATAATATTGTGATATCTTCTACACAATCACTACGTATTTCCCAATATACTGATGTAATTAATAAATTACCATATGAATTAATTTTTCTAGAAATATTCAAATCATTTAAAAAGTATAATGTATTTATTGAATTGCATCTTTCTCTGTTATATAATTTAATTTCTGTATAAATATTAAGTTCTCTATGTATCATAATATTTAAATTTATTTCATTTGATGAATAATACTGTAAACATCTTTTTTTTAAAAAAACATTATATGAATCATTTACCATTTCTATGTTTCTACAATATTCATATAAAAAAGATATTTTATTAATACATTTTTCATTATTTTTTATATTTTTACTAATATCTTTCATAATTATATTAACCATATTATTAGTTAATATGTTATTAAGAAATATTCGAATATTGATATCATTATTTCGAATTATACAAAATTTATCAAATAATACACTATTTTTATTCAAGTTAAGGATATTACATAATATGCTTATTATGTAATATGTTAGTATATCCGAACGATTTTTGCATATTAATAATTTCATTATTTCACCATATATAATTAATATATCATCTGTATGTAACTTATTAATAAATAGTTGTATTTCAACATGGTTAAATAATGTATATATTAAATATATATTATTTTGTTCCATTATTATAAACTCAATAATATCATTTATCATCAAACTAATAAATTCATTTGTCCATGCTATATGTGTATTATTATTGATCCAATGATATAATTTAATATTTTTCATAATTTTATTAATAAGAAATATAGTATATGGTATATTTAGTATATTTAATGTGTTGGTATATGTTAATGAATAATTAACACCGACTACCATATTCAAATGCGTATTATACATTTGATATAAATATGTATATTTATTATTATTAAATATAACTAGTTCTTTTATTTTATTTATCCAATTATTTAATTCTATTATTTTTGTATCATCGTATATGCATTTTATTATAATATCATTTATCTTTGGATTTATTATAATATTATCATATATATTTATTATTTCTTCTTTTACAAAATTTGTTTTTTTAAATTTTAATATAAAATTTAAAAAATATATTTTAGTTAATAATGTATTTATTATATCGGTAATATTAATTAAGTTAATATTATCGTTTTTAAATATGATATTTTTAGTATCTTTTATATATTTTAAAAATATATTGGTTACTGATGTATATAAATCATGATTTTTATTAGATAACACCAGCTTATGAACAGTATCGTTAATATAAATAAAATGGTCTTTATATAAATATGTTGTAATGTATTCAGTTAAGTTTTCTGAATTAATAACATCTTCATTACGTATAAATAAGTTTTTTATTACGGTAAACATTAATTATTATTTATAATATATAATTATTTTTATAAACATATTATTATTCATTTTTTTTTAATTAGTCTATTTTACAAAAATTTTACAAATATCAAAAAAATGTTCAATGATATAAAATGTCTATAATTATACTAGATTTAAAATTTTACAGAACTAAATATGTTTAAAATACCAAAAACTTCTCTAATATTATAAAAATAAAAATAATATTAGTAAAGTATGATTAGAATTATCTATGTTTTATTCTAAAAACAGTGATCTAAAAAAATTTAAAGAGTTTATAGTTTGCAAAAATAAATAAAGAATTTTTTAGAAAAATATAAAAATGATATTTTTAGAAAACTAAAATGGTTATATATTGAAAAACAAAAAAAACAGAAAGTTTACTAATAAACAATATTAAATAAACATTTACTGAAGATACAGTAATATATATATCATAATTAAGAATATTTAAAATTATTATATTCGTATAAGACTACTTTAAAATTTTTATTATTTAATTGATTTATAACAATATCTTGATTATTGGAAAATTCTTTATCAAAATCCAATGGTAATTTAATTTGAGTATTATTTACATTTCCTATTATATAATATTCATATCTATCAGAATTTTTAAATTTTTTCCTTCCAAATAAATTAAATGCATCTGTATTATTTATTAATATTCCAAATAATTGAAAATCTTCTTTATCGCCCCTTGTAGGAATATTAATTATGTTTTTATTTAATTTTTTAGGTTCGTAGTATCTAGTAGGTGGTGCAAAATCATCATATAATATATTTTTATTATCATTTAGTTGTTCGTAATTATTTATAATATCATTGGTATCATCAGATATATTATTAGTTATGGTATTACAAGTAGTTATATGATATGTAGGTATTTTACTATTAATATTTATATGATCGGGGGTGTACTTAGTTATAGGATATGTAGAAATTGTATCATTAATATTTATATGATTAGGAATACAAGTAGTTATTGTAGCATCACATAAAAAAGATTTTTTTATATCTTCTGTATCCGTACATAAAATATTTTTATTATTTTTATTATTTTCATTATTTAATGATATTTTATTATTTTCATTATTTAATGATATTTTATTATCTAATTTATTATCATATCGGTTAATTACTATATTAAAAAGATAATATAGTAAATATATAAGCATAATTAGTAAAATGTATATTATCGTTATGTAATTTTTACAATCACAATACATATATATATATTATATTATTATATAATAATATAATGATTATTATTATTCATTATAATATAATGAAAACGGTATATTATATACGTTGATATTACAGTTACAGTTGATTTCACAAAAAGTTTATAAATGTCAAAAAATTTGACTTTATATAAATATGTAAAATCAACTGTAAAAGTACCACTGGGTGGCATGATGACATTTGACTTTTTAGATTGATTCA